GAGGCCTCGGGGTGGTGTGTATATCGTTCAGCGAGGGAGAAGAGAAACCGGCGGGGAAAACCGCCGTACTTCAAATAGTCTGCGAAGAGCTTTTCATCCGAAGTATAGGTTCCGTTTTCAATGCATTGCTGTTTTGCTTCGGCCAGCGAAAAGGGGAAAACCTGAATCTGGATGTATCGTCCGGAAAGATAGGTTGCCAATTCGCCGGAAAGCAGCTTGGAATTGGAGCCGGTCAGGTAAATATCACAATCGAAATCGACACGAAGAGAATTGATTGCAATCTGCCAGCGCTCCACCTCCTGAATCTCATCCAGAAGAATATAGATTTTGCCGGTGCAGCCTTCCGCTTTTTCTGCGATGTAGTCGTAAAGCGTTTCTGCAGTACGGGTGTTGCGGAAGCGCATGGACTCAAAATTGGCCTGAATAATGTTCTGTGCGGGAATGTTGCGCTGGAGGAGTACGTCCTTGATCTGACCGAGAAGGACTGTTTTTCCACAGCGCCGGATTCCAACCAAAACTTTGATCAGATCCTGATCGATAAAAGGAATGATCTTGTCCAAATAACTTTTGCGCAGAACCATCGTGCATCACCTCATATTCTTATCTTAGCATACAATTATTGTTGTGTAAACAGTATTGTGCTTTTCTATTAAATAAAAATAGCTGAAGCGCGAATTTTGTGTGCCTATAGGCGTACAAAAATTATGCTGCATGGATAATGGTAAACCTGCGGCTGCTTACATTCTTGCTGTACCGATTGAAAATATCGGGCTGTTCTTTCTTCAAACGCTGGGAGTCTACCCGTTTACTTTCGGAGGATACCCAGGACACCTTGTAGCCCGGTGCTGTACCATAGGCGGCGTCCTGCATCTCCAACTTCACCTGCTGTTCAATAGAGGCTTTTTCCTGCTCCAGCTGTTCGATCTGATCAGAAAGCTCCTGTCGCTTATCCAACAGGTCGCGGATGGGATTCAGATCGGCAGTTTTGTTTCTATCATCTGCAGAGTACAGCTGATTGATCTGCTGTGTATCCCCCTCGCTTCCGGTAGGTACAGGCGGAATTTCGGGCATCACGTTGTATTTCCAGAAGTGCTCTTCCTTGGCAATGAGGTTGTTCAGAACTTCTTTGTCGGTTGTGATCTTGTGAATCACCAGCTCCTTCCCGAAAATCAGAGCAGCAATGTACCAGCAGTCAAAACCGCTGACAGCCAGATAGTGATTGACCTGAGCCATGTAATGTGCAGGGATTTTTCCATCAGCCCATTTGTCCGCAGAAAACGGTGAAACCGTTTTGCATTCCAGTCCTGCTTTCTGCCCGACAATCAAACGGTCAAAGTCCGCCAGAAGCAGTGGATGATCCTCACTTTGGTAGATGGCGTTCGCTCTGCGTGCCTTCAGGCCGGTGGCCTCGGTGAAGCGTTGTGCTACATAATCCTCCAAATCACGGCCCTGCCGCATGGCTTCGTTGTCGATATTTTCAATGGTATCGCTGATTTTATCGTGGTACACCTGAAATGCCGAGCGGTAGGGATTCAGGCCAAGGATAGCCCCGGCATCCGTGCCGGTAATACCGCATTTGCGGTAACGGAGCCAATCCTCTTTGGACAGGTTCAAAGTAGAAATCAATCTTTTCATGCACTTTGCATCCTTTCTCTCATAATTGATTCGGTAATGATGAAGTCGTATTCCACCAAGTCTTTCATAATCGTGGAAAAGTCGCTGGCCAATGAATGGCAAGAACCAACCCACAGGTCATAAAGAAAATCCAGAATATTATTTTGCACCCTGAGATGGTTCCAGTAGCGCTCCTCCAGTCTGCCCTCGGATTCCAAAACAATAATGGCGGTGCTGATGGTACTTTTCATCGTGATCTCATAAGCCATGGTAACGCTGATTTCAGAAGCACTCTTCTCAACGTTGTCAAAAAATTCCGTGAATTCCCTGAAAATGCGGTTATTTACATCATTCATGGCTTGCTCCTTTATGCTGCGGCCAGCACCATCTTGTAGGCTTTGTCGATCATCGGGTTGCCCTCTGCGGTGCGCAGGAACAGGTTCTCGTTATAGTTTTTGGTCTTGCGGAGAGGATCTGCGTGGGTAGCAAAATCAGAGACTGCGTTGATAAAGCGCCAACCGTTCTTGCCGACCCATTCCAGATCCGGTGCGTTATAATAGCGAGTCTTCAGATCTTCCTGCAAGCGCAGGTTATTCTTCCGCTGGCAATCGGACAGGTCCTCAGAAATCGGGAAAAACTCATTGATGAACTCCTGCACCTTGTGATCGGATAAATCGATGCGAGCCAGCTCTTCGCCACGGTTGCCGAGTTCAACCATATAGTTGCTGGCCAGCTGCAGGGTCTCACGGGCATCCTGCACCCGCAGCAGAACATTTTCGGTGTGGCGTGCAGTCCAGCTGCGCTTTGCTGTATTCAGCGCAAGGTTCAGCGTGTTCTGGCAGACCACACGGATTGGAGTCATGGCCACTTTCACACCAGAACTGCCGTCATGACTGTTGAAGATCACAAGATATGGTACTACTTGATCTCCAGCAATAAGATATTTCCTCGGAAGCCTTGCCAACATCCAGACCTTTCTGCCGCCCTGCAGGGAACCGGCAGTTTCATAAGTGACACCTTCACCCAGCAGATCATCGGTGAACTGGAATGCTTCCTCATTCTGGACAATGCGGTAGCGATCAGATACCACACCCAGAATAGCATCATCGGTGCTGCGGACATTCGCCCGATAGCCGGGGATCATAGCACCTGTACCAGAATAGATATTACGGCTCTCTATCTGCCAATCCAAACCAGCCAGTTCCAAGGCTTCACGGCTTGCAGGGGCATCCATGATGATACGGCCAAGGCCGTGCCAAGGGGTCTCACGGACAGAGAACATCGTTTCAACATTTGCGGGCATAGTAAAATCTCCTTTTCAGTGTATTTTGCTCAGTCGTTGTTTTCCATTTCTTCAGCGATGCGGACGAGGACTTCCACCAGGACGGTGCCAACCTCTTTGACGATTTCGGACCAAAAGTTCATAATGCTTTCTCCTTTCTGCGCAGCTGCGCTTTAAAATACGATGGTAATAATGATAGTGATGGTGCGGAATAACAAAATGCTCACCTCCAGACATAAAAAAGCCCCTGAGTCTTTCGACTCAGAGGCTTTGGATCATGATTATTATATCTGGGTGAAAATTTGGAGTTTGAGAGAGTTATGAAATTAAATTATACGATAAGATAACGTGTAAACGCTATCCTTTGTGCCATTTTGTAAAGTCGAATTGATGTTTGGTATCGTCTGTGATAAAATTGTTACAATTACAGAAGATTCTGGAGGAACCTTATAATGGCAAAAAAGAAAGCTGAAGAAAAGGCTTTGAATCTGGATCAAATTTTGTTTAACTGCCGGGATTATCTGCGCGCTGCCCGCAATTCCGGCTCTTTTTTTGAAAAGCGTGATATGATGCTGACCCTTGTGTTCCTGCGCTTTATTGGTGAGAAATATGAGGACGGCATTGAAAAGCTGAAACAGGAACTTCGGGCACAGGGGCTTGACCCAGACGATAAAGACATTCATGCAGCTTTCTTTGATGACCCTACATTTACCGATGGAACATTCAATCTGCCGAAAGAAGCGCAGTGGAATACCATCATTAATACGCCTGCTGCTGGCCTGAATGTCGCTCTGGACACTGCCCTGCATAGCATCGCTGCAAGTTCTGAACAGTTAAAAGGTTGTTTTGTTGAGGGTACATTTACCACACGGAACCTTGCACCCAACGACATCAAGAAAATTGTGGATGAGGTAAACAAAATCAGCCACAAGCAGTTTGGCGAGGAAAAAGATCTGATCGGTCGAGTCTACGAATATTTCCTGAAAGAGTTTGCGGTCAACGCCACCAAGGAGGAGGGCGAGTTCTACACGCCCCAGGATGCTGTGCAGATGATTGCTGCCATGATCGAACCTTTCGACGGCACACTCTATGACCCCTGCTGCGGCTCCGGCGGTATGTTCGTCCAGAGTGCCGCCCTTGTCCAGTCCAAGCAGGGCGGCATCAACCGCATCAACGTCTACGGTCAGGAAAAGGAAGCCGCCACCTACCGCCTTGCAAAAATGAACCTTGCCCTGCGTGGTATCAGCCACAACCTTGGTGAGACCAACGATTCCAGTTTTACCCATGACCTGCACAAGGGGCTGTACTTCGACTACATTATGGCAAACCCGCCGTTCAACCTGAAAGGCTGGTACGACAGTAACCTGAAAGACGACCCCCGTTGGGCGGACTATGAGACACCGCCGGAAAGCAACGCCAACTATGCGTGGATCTTGCACATTCTCTCCCACCTGAAACCCTCCAATGGTGTTGCAGGCTTTCTGCTGGCAAACGGTGCGCTGAATGATGGTGACGCTGCTGCCATCCGCAGAAAGCTGATCCAGAACGACAAAGTGGAGGCAATCATCGTCCTCCCCCGTGAACTGTTCATCACCACCGACATCAGCGTGACCCTGTGGATTCTGAACCAGAACAAAAAGGGCGGCAGCTACCATGGCAGAACCCTCCGGGACCGCCAGCACCAGATTTTGTTTATGGATCTGCGTACTTGGGTGGACAACGCCGTAAAGGGCGAGGGCAAAAAGAAGGTGGAGCTGAACCCCGACCAGATCAAAGCCGCCGCCAAGATCTATCACGACTGGCAGAACGAGGGCACCGATGGCACCCGCACCCTGACCAGCGCAGACGTGTGCTACTGCGTGGCCGAAAATTCCGGCACTGAGGACAGCACCCTGCCCCCCGGCGGACGGGGGGGCCACCCCCAACGGGGGG